GGCCAAAGGTGGTACTGATTCAATCGATAATCTTCAATCGCTGTGTGATTCATGCCATAAAATCAAAACTGCAAATGAATGATATTAATTCTCAAATAAGGGAGGGGGGGAGGTGAAAAGTTCAAAGCTTTTGCCGAAATGACCGCCCCCTTAACCACATTTTTACGTGAGCGAAATTAAAAATTGAGGGTCTTGACATGGGCGGGCGAAATGCGGTAGCTGGTGCAGGGCGTAAGCCAAAAGTCAAAGCAACTGGTGATACTGATTTTGATGATGTTTTTGATATTGATGTGCCATTTCACTTAGAGCAAATGGATCAAGCTGTCACAATGTGGAAGTCAATTATTCCAGAATTGCTAAAAAGAAAAATATTAAAACTTACAGATATGCACAATGTAGAAATGTTTTGCATGGCTTATCACAATTTACGTGAAGCACAGCATGAAGTTGTTTTATATGGAATTACTTTACAAACAGAATCAGGAAGAGTTAAGAATCCAGCTTTAACTGCTGTCAATGAAGCATCAAAACAAATCGCTCAATTTGGCTCAATGCTAGGTCTAGATCCTGCATCACGTACACGCTTATTGGGTGGTGGTGGAAAGCCTAAGAATAACCCATTCGCAGAGGTAATGAACATGTAGTGAGGCCATTAAATGACAGCTTTCCCGAATGTTGATATTGCAAATAAGTGGGCTAAGCAAGTCGTTTTAAATAAAATCCCTGCATGTAAATGGGTTAAATTAGCCTGTGAACGCCACTTAAATGACTTAAAAAATAGCAAAAATAAAGATTTTTTATATAGATTTGACCCTAAATTAGCTGAAAAAAAGATAGCTTTCATTGAATTGTTGCCCCATACAAAAGGTGAGTGGGCAATGAAAAGAATGAAGCTAAGACTAGAGCCTTGGCAGAAATTTGGAATTGCTTGTACTTTCGGCTGGGTTCGTAAAAAGGATGGATATCGTAGATTCAGGGAGTCTTATTGGGAAATTCCCCGTAAAAATGGTAAGTCAGCAATTGCAGCTGGTGTTGCGCTCAATATGTTTGCCAATGATGGTGAATCGGGCAGTGAGGTATACGCTGGTGCGACAACCGAAAAACAAGCATGGGAAGTATTTAAACCTGCTCGATTAATGGCTGTGCGTTCACCTGATTTTGTTGAAGCTGCTGGAATACAGATTAATGCTGGCAGTCTTGAAATACCCGAAGATGGCTCTTTATTTGAAACTATTGTTGGTGATCCACCAGATGGTCAATCACCACATTGTGCAATTATTGATGAATATCACGAACATCAAACAAATGCACAGTACGACACAATGCAAACAGGTATGGGGGCGCGTCGTCAGCCTTTGATGTTTGTTATTACAACATCAGGTTTTAATATCGATGGTCCTTGCCATGATTTGCGTTTACGTATTCAAGACATGTTGCTAGGAACAGTGCCAGATGATGAGTTGTTTGGATTTATATGGACCATTGATGAGGGTGATGATTGGACAGATCCCAAGGTATTAGCCAAGGCCAATCCAAATTACGATGTTTCTGTTTATGGCGATTACCTTGAGTCACAGCAACGTAAGGCAATAAATAATCCATCTCGTCAAAATACATTCAAGACTAAGCATTTAAATATTTGGGTTTCTGCTCGAGAGCAGTACTTCAATATGGAAAAGTGGAATTCTTGTGCAGATAAAACCTTAAAGCTTAGTGATTTTGCAGAAGATAAATGTGTGATGCCATTAGATTTGGCATCAAAGATCGATATCTGTGCACGAATCAATTTGTTTTGGCGAATCATAGATGGAAAGGTGCATTACTACTGTATTTCACCAAACTTCTACTTGCCACATGAAACGGTATTTGAAGGTGATGAAAAAGCACTTTTAGATCGGTACCAGAAATGGGACAACATGGGGCTATTAGATGTTCATGAGGGTGCTGAAACTGATTTGGATTTAGTAGCTTCGGATTTAATCTCTGATTCGAAAAGCNTTTCAGTTATTGAAGTTCCTTACGACAACTGGGGTGCACGTTTAATTGCTAAACAGATTAATGATAGTGGNCTTGAAGCTGTTGAAGTAGCAAAGAACACTAAAAACTTTTCACCACCTATGAAAGAACTGGTTGCTGCAATTGCTTCAGGTCGCTTTCACCATGATGGTAATCCTATTCTGTCTTGGATGGTTGGCAATGTGATCAGTAAACCAGATGCAAACAACAATGATTATCCCCGTAAACAGAAAAACATCTTCAAGATTGATGGAGCTGTGTGTTTGCTTATGGGAATTAATCGAATACTCACTTTGACGACCAATCCTTCAGAGGACGATCTATCGAGTCACATTGAAAAATACGGGGTTAGAAGACTCTAATGAGCATAAAATCAAAAATAGGGGAGTGGCTTGGGTTCAAGTCTACTCCCCTTGTTATTTCTGGACCTGATGAATTGGCACGTATTTTTGGTGCTGAATTTGTCAGTGGTTCAGGACAGCCTGTTACGCCATTGAGAGCCATGCAACTTGCGATTGTATTTTCATGTATACGAGTGCTTTCAGAATCAATGGGCATGTTGCCATGCAGATTGTATAAACAGGATGGTAAATACAAGCAACCAGCGACTAATCATAAGCTTTATGATCTTTTAAGCATTGCACCTAATGACTATATGACAGCTCAAGAGTTTTGGGAATTGCTTATGGTTTGCTTGTGCTTGAGGGGTAATTTTTACGCTTACAAGGTTTATGCATTTGGTGAGGTTGTTGAATTACTTCCTCTTGATCCGAGTTCAGTGACACCAAAGCTAAAAGACGATTGGACAGTTGAGTACCAAGTTAATTTTAAAGATGGCGGTATTAAGACATTGAGTCAGAACGAAATTTGGCATGTTCGTTTATTCACCTTAGATGGCTTAACTGGTCTTAATCCTGTGGCATATGCACGTAAATGTATTGCACTTGGGTTGGATACAGAAGAACACGGAGCAACGTTATTTAAAAATGGTGCTGTTACTTCAGGCGTTCTGGAAACGGATGAAGAATTGACTGATAAAGCTTTTGAGCGACTCAAGACAGAATTTAATGAAAACCATACAGGTTTACAAAATGTTTATAAGCCTATGATCTTAGAAAAAGGTCTGCATTGGAGACCTACAGCCCTAAATCTTGAAGATTCCCAATTTTTAGAAACACGTGAATATCAAAAAAGCGAAATCTGCGGATTGTTCCGGGTACCACCTCATTTAGTGGCTGCAATGGACAAGATGACTTTAAACAATATTGAACATATGGGGATGAGTTTTGTGAATTACTCATTGGTTCCCTATATGACCCGAATTGAATCAAGGATCAGAGTTGGATTGCTCAATGAAAAAGATCGTAAAAATCATTATGCAAAATTCAATGCTGGCGCGCTTTTACGTGGTGACTTGAAAACACGTTATGAATCTTACGGCAAAGGTATTCAGTGGGGATGGTTAAGTCCTAATGATTGCCGAGAACTTGAAGATATGAATCCACGTGAAGGTGGGGATGTTTACTTAACCCCGATGAATATGACAACAAATCCTGAAGGGGAGAATGATGCAAGTAAAGTATCTTAATGTCCCATTAAAAATTAAAAGTGTATCCGATAGTGGTGAATTTGAGGGGTACGCATCAGTTTTTGATGTAGTCGATAGTTATGGTGATGTGGTTGTAAAGGGTGCATTTAAAAATACATTAGACGCATGGAAAAAAAGAGAGGATTTACCACCTGTCCTTTGGCAACATCAAATGTCTGAGCCTATTGGGCCATTTATTGAGATGAGAGAGGATGAGCACGGACTATTTGTTCGAGGAAAACTTCTTATTGATGATGATCCTTTAGCTAGACGTGCATTGGCTCATATGAAGGCTGGTAGTGTTAAAGGTATGTCAATAGGTTACATCGTTGTAGATGCTGAATATCACAAACAGGATGATCTTTATTATTTGAAAGAAATCGATTTGTGGGAAGCCTCAATTGTGACATTTCCAGCAAATACCGAAGCAAAAATTACTGAAGTAAAGCAGTCACTTCGTAAAGGTGAAATACCTTCACCATCAACAATTGAGAAGGCATTACGAGATGTAATGGGTTTCTCCCAGAAACAAGCCAAAGCTTTTATGGCGAAAGGCTATAGTGCATTAGGTTCTCAGCGA